ATACAAAAACTGGGAGGGTATCTCTAAAAAGATGTTCTATCCTTTATCTCATCTTGATGATTGTAACTATAATCACTATGCTCTTCAACTTAGTCTTTACATGTATATGATTATTAAACATAATCCTAGACTTAAACCGGGTAAGCTTGTTTTAGACCATGTTATTTTTGAAGATGATGGGGTTGATCAAGATGGTAAAAAAATTTATAAACTAGATTTAGAAGGAAACCCTATTATTAAAAATATTGAAAGATATGAGCTACCTTATTTAAAAAAAGAGGTTATTTCTATAATTCACCACATGTCTTTATGATGCTTCAACTTGACCCTATGATACCTATTAAAAGAGTATCTGATCAAATGGAAGGTTACGCTTTCTTAGTCATAGACTATAGCCAGGAACATGACTTATTGTTTACCTGTGCTATGGATGATGGTGAAATATGGACATTAAACAATAAAGAATTAAGATTTTGTAAAAATATAAGCCTTGAAAGAAAATGATTGTAAAACTATTTGATATACAGAATGGCATTGTCATTCCTACGGAACATTGCTATACTTTGGCAACCTTAAAAAAAATAATGGATAATTATCCTGAAGACTATTTAAAAATTTACCAGTATCTTTTTTATATGACTTGTCCCAATCCTGATATTAATCCATTTTTTAATATTGCTGATATAGATAAGGAAGAGCTTATATTAGAGGAAATTGAAGCTGATTTTTCAACAGATGATGCCGATATTGTATCTGCTATTAAGTTTTGTTCAAATATGTATGAAACACCTACATCCAGAGCATATAAAGGAATTAAACAAATGCTAGACAAATTAGGTACTTATATGGAAACAACAATGATAACTGATGGTCGAGATGGTAATATTACTGCATTGGTGAATGCTGCTGCAAAATATCAACAGATTAGAGAGAGCTACAAGGGTGCCTACAAAGATCTTCAAGATGAACAAAAAAGTCAAGTACGTGGTGGGCAAGGATTAGCATATGATCAAAATTGATAAAAAGAAGTTTTAAAAGTATAAGATATTATTTATCTTTATATCATGAGCAAATCAAACATTGAAAAGACAGCTCCGAAAGGGGAGATTAAGTTCTCAATTACTCTTTCTGAAGAACAGAAAAGAGCTAAAGAATTAATCATGAGCAAACCCTATAACTTTCTAATAGGTTTTGCAGGGAGTGGTAAAACACTTGTAGCGGTACAGATAGCTTTAGATATGTATTTTAAAAGAAGGATTAATAAAATTATTATCGCTAGACCTACAGTTTCTACTGAAGATAATGGGTTTCTTCCTGGTTCTGAAAAAGAAAAAATGGAACCGTGGTTAGTTCCTATCAGGTCTAATATGAGAAAGGTATATGACAAACCTGATATTCTAACTAAAATGGAAGAAGAAGGTGCTATTGAGCTTGTTTCTCTTAGCCACTTTAGGGGCAGAACCTTTGAAAACGCTGTATGTATTGTAGATGAATTTCAGAACTTAACCAAAGCACAATTACAAATGTGTGTAGGTAGATTAGGTAAGGGTTCTATTATGATTTTTACCGGTGACCTGCAACAGATAGACCTTAAGATAAAGAGTGATTCTGCTATTCACGATATCCCCAAGATTGAAAAATCAGAATTTGTTAATAAGATAATTCTTACGGAGAATCATAGACATGAGGCTCTAAATGAAATACTTAAGTTACTGAATGAGTACTGAAATCTACGAACATATTCCCACCTATGAAAATGGAGAATGGAGTTATACGGACTTTGAAAGCAGAAAAGACTTTTATGAGTTCTGTAAATCTATTTTCAAAGAACCTGGGAAATATGAATTTGATGAAGTATCTGAGAAATTTAATGAACAGGCTAAACTATTTGATAAGAACGGACTTTACTGTATAGCACCATCAGGTACTAAAGACTTTATAAAGTTTTGGGATACAGAAAAAGAGAAATGTAGGAAGGGTGTTATATATAAATCAAATGGTAAAACCTGGTATATATCCAGGGATTATTACATGTGGTTAAATTTCCTTCCTATTTTCAACAAAGAAATACAAAGGTATGGGTTTGCTGATGTAAGGGATGCACAGTATCATATGGCTCTGTATGAACTCTTAGCAGAGCTTGACTATAAACACTGTGCTATTTTAAAGAAACGTCAGATTGCTAGTTCATACTTTCATTGTGGAAAGCTTATAAACCAGATATGGTTTGAGGAAGGGGTTACCCTAAAGATGGGAGCTAGTCTCAAGGACTATATCAATGAGAAAGGTAGCTGGAAATTCCTTAATGAATATGAGTCATTCCTAAACAAACATACTGCTTGGTATAGACCCATGAATCCAGACAAAGCAATGTTCTGGCAACAAAAGATTGAGATTGTAAATTTTGTAGGTGGTCAAAAAAGAAAAAGTGAATTAGGTCTTAAGGGTGTAATCCAGGCTATGTCTTTTGAGAAAAGTCCTACAACAGGTGTCGGTGGTCCTACTAAATACTTCTTCCACGAGGAAGCTGGTATCGCCCCTAAAATGAATCAAACATATGAGTATCTAAGACCGGCACTTAGATCTGGTATGATTACTACAGGTACATTCATAGCAGCAGGTTCTGTGGGTGATCTCAGTCAATGTGATCCTTTAAAAAAGCTAATCATGCACCCTGAAGACAATGATATATATGCAGTGTTTTCAGATCTTATAGATGATAAAGGTACAATTGGAACAACCGGTCTATTTATTCCTGAGCAGTGGTCTATGCCACCCTATGTAGATAAGTATGGTAATTCTAAAGTAGAGGAAGCTTTAGAAGCACTAGATATACAATTTGCTGATTGGAAACAAAAACTAGATCCCCAGGAATATCAACTGCGCATATCTCAGCATCCTCGAAATATAAAAGAAGCATTTGATTTTAGAAGTGTTTCTCTTTTTCCTGGACATCTTATATCAGCTCAAAATCAAAGGATAGAAGAGAAAGAATATCCATATGAGTTCCTTGATATTTACAGGAATGCTAAAGGAGAAGTTGCGGTAGAAACTACTAATAAGCTACCTATAATGGAATTTCCTATATCAAAAAATACTGAAGATAAAACCGGTGTTTTGGTTGTATGGGAAAGACCTGATAAAAATGCTGAGTTTCTAACTTATTATGCTTCTGTTGACCCCGTGGGTGAGGGAAAAGCTGAACATATAGATAATATGTTATATACACCTACAGGTAGAAAAAGAATAGGTGATATTCAAATTGGGGATAAAGTAATTGGATCTAATGGGCAAGCAACAAATGTTACAGGTGTTTACCCACAAGGTATTAAGAAAATGTGTAAGCTTACTTTTAGTGATGGTCATAGTATAAAAGTGTGTGAGGACCATTTGTGGAATGTAAAGTTAAATGGCGGCACAAAAGATTATATCACACTGTCTGTAAAGGATTTATTAGATACTACAAAAACAATTACTTATAATGGAACAGGTAAAAATATTAAAAAAGAATACACAATTTCTACTTATTATAAAGATAAACAAAATAGAAATAAATGGTCAATACCAATAGTTAAGCCTATTGGTTTTGATCTTGGTAAACCATTACCTATTAATTCTTATTTACTAGGTTTGCTATTAGGTGATGGCGGATTATCTCAAAAATCCATTAGATTTAGTACAGTTGACACAGAGTTAATTAAATCCATTGAATGTATATTAGAAGATGATTTATTAATAAAAAAAGTTAAAAATTCAAATTGTGATTATGCAATTATTACAAAAGCTGGTTCAAGAAATTCATTAACTAAAAGATTAAAAGAATTAGGTTTAAAATGTAAAAGATCTGAAGATAAATTTATACCTCAAGAATACATGTATGCAGCGGAGTCTAGTAGATTATCTTTATTACAAGGGTTAATGGATACAGATGGTTCTTATTCAAATCATGGGGCAGAATTTTATTCATCATCAAAAAAATTAGCTCATCAGGTTGTTCAATTAGTACAATCATTAGGAGGAATAGCAAAAATAAGATGTAAAAAAACTACACATTTAGATTCTTATATTGTAAGAGTCTTATTACCTGAATATCTTAACCCTTTTCTTTTAAAAAGAAAAAGGGAAATTTATAAACCCTCTAAAGTTTTTAGTAGATATATAACTGATATTCAATATGTTGAGGATGCTGAAGCTATATGCATATCAGTGAATTCACAAGATAATCTTTATGTTACAGAGCACGCTCTTGTAACGCATAATACCACAACTTCTGAATCTTTATGTTCCATATATATTTATAAAACAGCAGTAGAGGTAACTAAAAATAATGGTTCTGAGATTGAAACTTATATAGAATCTGATAAAATAGTAGCTGCATGGTGTGGTAGATTTGATGACATCAATAAAACTCATGAGAGGCTAGAGATGATAATTGAATGGTATAATGCCTGGACTATTGTGGAAAACAACATTAGCCAGTTCATTAACTATATGATTTACAGAAAGAAACAAAAGTATCTAGTACCCAGATCTCAGATTCTTTTCCTTAAAGATATTGGGGCTAATGCCAATGTATATCAAGACTATGGGTGGAGAAACACCGGTACTTTGTTTAAGAGTCATATGCTAAGTTATGCAATTGAATATCTTAAGGAAGAACTAGATCATGATGTTACCTCTGAAGGGAAAGTAGTAAGGACAAAATATGGTGTTGAAAGAATACCGGACCCTATGCTATTAAAAGAAATGATAGCTTACAGAGATGGTGTTAACGTGGATAGACTAGTCAGCTTTGCAGCACTTATAGCTTTTGCAAAAGTTCAGCAAGCTAATAGGGGTTACAAAAAGCGTTATGAGGAAACAGATCTAGCTAAAAAATTGGATAACTCAAATAAATTCAGTAAATTAACTAAGAGCCCTTTTCGTAATTTAGGAGGAAGTGGTTCAAAGAATGATACAATGAGAATTCCTAAACAGCCATTTAGAAATTTAAAATAATATGCAAATATATAATGCCTTACAGGCTAAAGCCGGTGCCAAGACAGAGTACAACAAAATGGGTACTCTTAATCAACCTATTCAGTTCTTACCTAGATCTAAAAAAGATGAAGACTGGGCTGCTTGGTGTTTAGATTGGTTGGAGTGGCAAGGTCTTAAAATGGTGCGTAGAAATGCCAGAAGACTTATGAAAAATTATAAGCTGGCTAAAGGTATTATAGACAGAAGTGATTATATAATTGAGGAAGATAATGAGAATGCGGATTTGATTGATACTTTAACTAGAGATGACGTATCTGCATTAGAATTAAAGTTTTATCCCATTATTCCTAATGTGATTAACACTCTTACATCTGAGTTCTCTAAAAGGGTAACCCGTGTAACTTATTCAGCCGTAGATGAAAACTCTTACAATGAAATGTTAGAGCTTAAAAGGTCTCAAGTTGAGCAAGTTCTTCTGTTTGAGGCACAGCAAAGAATGAACAGTAATATGATGGCTATGGGTATTGATCCAGAGTCAGAAGAGTACGGTCAAGCTATGGCTCCAGAAAATCTTAAAACTCTTCCTGAGATTGAGGCTTTCTTTCAAAAAGATTACCGTTCTATGGTTGAGCAATGGGCTGAGCATCAGCATAAAGTTGATGTTGAGCGGTTTGGTATGGATGAACTAGAGGAAAGAGGTTTCCGTGATTTGCTTATTACTGACAGAGAGTTCTGGCATTTTAAAATGATGGAGGATGACTATGAGGTAGAGCTATGGAATCCTGTACTAACATTTTATCAAAAATCACCAGATAGACGATATATGTCAGACTCTAACTGGGTTGGTAAATATGATATGATGACTGTAGCTGATGTTATTGACAAGTATGGCTGGTTGATGACTGAAGAACAAATGGCTTCTATAGAACTTATCTATCCGGTTAGATCTGCGGGATATCCTATTCAAGGATATCAGAATGACGGTAGCTACTATGATGGTACCAAATCACATGAATGGAATACCAATATGCCGTCACTCGGTTACCGTCAGTTTACATCTATGTGGGACAGCGCTGTTTATGGTGGTGATATTGTAAACTGGATTATGATGGAGAATGAAGATTACCTTGATTTAGGTATGTCTAATCTCCTACGTGTAACAACTGTATATTGGAAATCACAACGTAAGGTGGGTCATCTTACTAAGATTACAGAGTCTGGTGAAGTTATATCAGATATTGTAGATGAAGACTATAAGGTAACTGTAAAACCTCAATACAATACTACCTTACAGGTAAATAAAAACAAGTATAATCTTGTTTATGGTGAGCATATTGAATGGATATGGATTAACCAAGTATGGGGTGGTGTGAAAATTGGACCAAACAGACCTACATTCTGGGGTACTAATAACCCAGGCGGTATCACACCTATCTATTTGGGTATTGATGATAACCACATAGGACCTCTCAAGTTTCAGTTTAAGGGTGAGAACTCACTTTATGGATGTAAGCTACCGGTAGAAGGATCTGTTTTTTCAGATAGAAATACCAGATCTACAGCACTTGTAGACCTAATGAAACCGTTCCAAATTGCTTATAATATTGTCAATAATCAAATTGCTGATATTCTTATAGATGAACTTGGAACAGTGATTATGCTTGACCAAAACTCTTTGCCTAGACACTCACTGGGTGAAGATTGGGGTAAGTCTAACTATGCTAAAGCATATGTGGCCATGAAGAATTTTCAGGTACTTCCTTTAGATACATCTATCACTAATACAGAAAATGCATTAAACTTCAACCATTTCCAAAAATTGGACATGTCACAAACTGAACGTTTGTTGTCTAGGGTGCAACTTGCTCAATATTTTAAACAACAAGCTTTTGAGGTTATTGGTATTACCCCACAGCGTTTGGGTCAAGAAATAACCAGGCAAACTGCTACCGGTATAGAGCAATCTATCAATGCTAGTTATGCTCAGACGGAGAGTTACTTTATTCAGCATTGTGATTACCTAATGCCAAGAGTTCATCAAATGAGAACTGATTTGGCCCAGTATTATCACTCTACTAAGCCATCTACCAGACTGAAATACATAACAACTCTAGATGAGCAAAAGAACTTCCAGATCAATGGCACTGATTTGCTACTACGTGAGTTAAACATTTTTGCTACTACCAAAGCTAATCAAAGAGCTATTCTTGAGCAACTTAAACAACTTTCTATTACTAATAATACAAGTGGGGCAAGTATCTATGATTTGGGTAATATTATGAAGTCTGAGTCCATTGCTGAAGTTACTCATATTCTGAAAGAAAATGAGAAGAAAATGGAAATGAGAAGAAGAGAAGAAATGGCTCAAGAACAACAAATGCATGAGCAAGCTCTTATGGCTAAAGCTGAGGAAGAAAGACTGAAGCTTGAGTTTGAGGCCTCTGAGAATGATAAAGACAGAAAAGCTAGAATTCTTGAGGCTCAGATTAAAGCAGCCGGTTATGGATCTATGGCAGATCTTAATGAAAACCAGCAATCTGATTACATAGATGCTTTAGACAGAATTCAAAAAACTCAGAACTATCAAGATACTATGAACCTTAATAGAGAGAAAGAAAGCAATAAAATTATTCAGTCTAGAGAAAAAATACAAGTGGAAAAAGAGAAGATTAATGCACAAAAAGAAATTGCTAATATTCAATTAAAAATTGCAGAAGAGAACAAAAACAAGTATGATGTGCCCAATAAAGATAAAGATAAAGGTAAAAAATCTAAGTGATAGCTATAGGATACATTTTATTTTCTAGAAGCAAAAAATTTTTAAAGTTTAGGAATTTACATTTGCGTATATTAATAGTGTAGATATTTAATAAACCAACAACAATTCATAATGAGTACACCAGAAAACACTACTGTTGTAGAAACAGTTGACATAGACCTAGATAATATTTTGGGTATTCCGGGAGCAGATAGTATTATGCTTCCAGAAGAAAAAAAACCTAATGTATTTTCAACGGGAGGTGCAGACACAAAGTTCCTTGACAACCCTGTAGAATCTGATGAGGATTCTGATAAAGAGAAAGAAGATAAAACTTCTTTTACTGATGTTTTAAAAGATGTAGATGAAAATGATGCATCTCTTTTAAATCAAAAGGAAGAAGAGGAGCAAAAGAAAACTCCAGGTAGATCTAAAATCTCAAAAGATGGTACAGTTGAGTTAGTTAAAAAACTAATTGATTCTGGACAGATTATTCCTTTTGATGATGAAAAATCTATTGATGAATATAGCATAGCTGACTTTGAAGAACTCTTTCAAGCAAACTTTGAAGAGAGAGAAAACAAAATTAGAGAATCTACACCAGCTGAATTTTTCCAGTCTCTCCCTGAAGAACTTCAGGTAGCAGCTAAATATGTATCAGATGGTGGACAAGATTTAAAAGGACTATTTAAAATTCTTGCTCAGGTGGAAGAAACATTTGAGTTAGATCCTTCTGATGCTAGTCATCAGGAAAAAATTGTAAGAGAATATCTTACTGCTACAAATTTTGGAACAGCAGAAGATATTGAGGAAGAAATTGAAAGTTGGAAAGATAGAGGTGATCTAGAAAGTAAGGCTAACAAGTTTAAGCCAAAACTAGATCAAATGCAGGCTCAGGTAGTGCAACAAAAACTTGCACAACAGGAGCAACTAAAACAAAGACAAGCGGCTCAAGCTCAAAAATATATGCAGAATGTGTATGAGACTTTGAAGCCAGGAGAAATAAATGGTGTTAAAATAGACCGAAGAACTCAAGAGATGTTGTATGCTGGATTGGTTCAACCCCAGTATCCATCAATTAGTGGTAGACCTACTAATATGCTAGGGCACCTTCTTGAGAAATATCAGTATGTTGAGCCTAACCACGGTTTGATTGCTGAAGCACTTTGGTTGTTAGCTGATCCTGAATCTTATAAGACTAAGATTAAAGAACAGGGTCAAAACGCGCAGAATGAAAAAACAGTACGTATGCTAAAGACAGAGGAGGCAAGAAGAACAAGTAATTCTGCTGTTGTAGAAAAAGAAGAGGTGAAACAAAAAACAATAAAAAGAAATAACAACTTTTTTAAACGATAAATAATTAAAATTAATTTTTAAATCTAAATTAAAATGTCAACTCCAGTTTTAAATAATGGTATATATCTACGGGATACCAACTACGCAGCTAGTTCACACGTAGATTCTTACCACTTGGTAAACATGCTAAAGAATGCAGAACCGATGGACATGGGTCCAGTGGACTTGTGGGCTATGGCTCAAAAAGTAGAAATGCCTCTTTATCAAATGTCTAGCTTTGGTGGAAAGAATGTAATTATGGTCGATAATGCAAGAGGTGAGTACAAATGGCAAACTCCAGTTGTACAAGATCTTCCTTACATTGTTTCAGATATCGAGTCTGATAATGAAACAAAGGGTATTGACGGTACTACTTTTAAACTTAAAATTTCACGTCGTGAATTTGGTCATGGTGATATTATCACTTATGATAAGTACAACGGTGTTGAGATGTACATTGTTCCTGATCAAGACATCATTCCACTTGGAGATGGCTTTATTTACACTGTTCAACTTGTAAATAATGACAGCGCTAAGTTTTTGGATAACAAATATCTTGCTTCTGGTACTAAGGTATTCCGTAAAGGTTCTGCTCGTGGTGAGTATGGAGAACGTTTCTCTGACATCCAGATCCAATCAGGTTTCCGTGAATTCTACAACTTTGTAGGTGGAGCTGAAGCACACGTACACTATTCTGTTTCATCTCGCGCTGATCTTATGATCAAAGGTGGTATGAACGCAGATGGTACTGTACCTGTAACTGAAATCTGGAGAAACTTTGACCAGAACATGGATCCATCTATCACTAACCTTGAGAACATGGTT